TACTACCACCAAGATCAACTATTCTGTTGGTATATATGTTTCTTACCTTAATACCAGTAATATAGGTGTTAGCAGTTACAGGAATTTCTACTCTCCAAGGAGTAGTATTATTATAAAGGTTAGTTATATTAATATTTTTAGTAATGGGAGTACCATTATTATATACACCAGTAATCTGTAATTCCTTAACTATTTCTACATCATAAGCTTGTTGATAGGAATCTGAAACTACTTTAAGATATTGACAATTTAAATTTTCAAGATTCATGGTATAAAGGTTTTAATAAAAAGTAAAAGTGCAAGGAAGGATTTTAACCCCTCCTTAACACTAACCAATTACGCTGTAGTAGTAGTAGTCGTAATATCTTTAGAACCACTGAAACCATTGAAACTGAACATAGTTGCAATATCATTGATAACATCAAGATCAGCAGCTTCTTGTGGAATAGCAATTAAAGTTTCTGCTTCATTCTTGTATTCAAGATTTCCACCACTATGAGAAGCAATCTCATAATTTAACCTTGTGGTAAAATACTTTGAAGTTGGTTTTGCAAGAATTTCAGTTGCATGACCAATCAGACCAGTAACATTAGAATCCCTGAAGATGCCCGGTTTTCCATTCCAGCCACCAGCAATGTATTCTTCCTGAACAATGTCATAACCAGAACCTTCTTCATAAACAGGACCAGTTGTAGTAATAATCCAATCAATAGGCAGAATATCACCACCAACTGAAACAGTTGCTTTAACAGGACGTAAATAGTGATACTTAGGATTCAATCCAGCAAGAGTTGTTACTTTTGCTTCTGCACCAAAGGTAATCTGAACTTCATCACCAACATTTGCTGCAACAAACAAATCATCCTGTTTGTTAGCATTAATTTCAGCTACTACTAAATCCACAAATTCGTTTGCATTTAAAGCTCCTGTTATAGGAACTACAATACTAACAGCAGGATGATTAAATCCTTGCATATCCATAGTAGCTGCATTCATGAAGCTCATACGAATAATTACTTCCTTACCACCAGCAGCAAAAGTAAGACCATCAAAGTCAATAGTAGTAACTTGATTTTCAGCAGTTACAATTTCTTGTGTAACAACTGAGTTTATCAGTGATTTAGTAATTACCTGACCAGCAGATAATCTTACATCACCAAGTGTTCCTGCTGCATTAGCTACACCAACAGCAAAGAAAAACTTAGCTGGTAAGACTGTAGTATCTGTAATTGCAACAGAAAGATTGGTTTCTGCATTGAACAGACCAAGCTGACCTACAGCAAGATTTTCAACGAGCAAGCCTGCCCCCAGAAAAGCCAGATTAGTGTCAGTAACCAATACTTGAAATACAGGGTTATTTTTCATGTAAATTATTTTTAAACGTTAATACTTAATTAGTAATCTGAGTTTTAGCTTGCTTTAACTGATAATTTACTAAGAGATCACCTGTTGTAATGAGTACAGCTAAATCAACAATTTCACTTAGAGTATCCACAGGTAATTCACATTCTTGATAACCAGTTAGAACAGTTCCATCAGGAAGTGTATATGTACCACCAATATAATCAGTAGCAGTATGCACATACTTAGGAAGTTTTATATAAGTCAGAAATACTTTCTCTATGGCAAATGTTCCATCACTATTAATCAGTAACTTATCTCCTGCAAATTTGATATTCAGATCATTCCATTCAAATGAACTTGAATGAAAAATATCTTCTTTATCATCATGTTGTACAGGTGAAGTACGTATAAGTCTTATACATTCACCTTTTTTACATTGACCAGTAGATGCTACATGCATCATATAATCAACAGGAAGTGTTACTGCATATTCAGTAGCTGATATTGCAGTTGCATTAATTGGAAAACCTTCTTTTACTAAAGGACGTATACTGTCAATGCTTCTTTGTGATGTTTCAAATCCTGCTACCTGATTGTATTTTGGATTTGCAATCATCTTAATAAAAACATTTAATGCTTCATTTATTTTCCAGTCAATTTCAGGAACCTGAAAGTTTCTGTTCTTTTGACTGTCAATCTTATTAAGCTTTTGCTTAAAGTCATAATGCATATTTCTGACAGTATTAGCCATCTTTTAAGCATTTAGTTTTTCCATGATAGTAACTTTCATTACAGAGTTTTGTGGGTCTAAAAACCACTGTACAGCATCCTCATAATCATTTGCAATTCTATCACCCATGTAATAGATAGCAGCAGATTCTTTTGTGAGAATGTTTTTGTAAATTGCTTCAAGAATAGTTGCTCTTACATAAACCTCTTGTTTATCCATTTTCACTATTCTGATAAATTCATCAGGTTTTTCATCAACAATTTTGTCAATTTCTACAGTGACATAATTCTGACTTCTTCCTCTTAATGTCTTATCACCAAGGATTTGAACAACTTGAATTTGTTCTTCCAGTGACATCTTAGCAACAACAGCAATACATTTATCTCTTTTTTGAATTTTAGTAGCCTTTGCTTCTATCTCCATACTTTCATCAAAGATTACAAAATCAGCATCTGGCCATAAACCATCTTCTAATTCTTTAACTGAGTTAGCAACAAATTTACTGGCTTTAAGATTTTTAATCTTCACATATTCAGAAGGTTTTTCATCATTAAATATTACAGTTCTGTTTGGAAGTTTAATTCTTGCTGCCTGAGTACTCCAATAAGGATGTGGTGTATCAATTTTAAAATCACTAGAAAGATCAACACCAAGTCTTTTACCATAAATTTTAACATCTTCTGGTGTTAATCCTGTAGCATATGCTCCTGTAGCAGAGTCATATAATACTTCTAATACACGTGGTTGTGTAAAACTTTCTGCTCCTGTTTTACCATGCCATGTTTTCTTGTCAATTGGTTTTACTTCTACTAACATATAATTGGTTTTTTGTACGTACAAATGTACAGAAATTAATTTATAAAATAATTAAAGAGGATACTATAAAAGTATCCCCTTTAAAAGATTTTTAATTTCTGGTCAAGATAAGTTCACCACATTTGGTAACATCTTCAATATGTACACCAGCCTGTTTCTGAACGTGCATCTCATAGTAGTCACCAGTATGAGCCATTGGACCATTGTTAACAGGTCCATAAGGAGACTGCAAACCATGTACATAACCAAGTTTGAAACCATTGTTCTTGTTCATTAACTGAACATTAGGACCACCATTACCTTCAGAGAAGTCCATAAAACTGTATCTCATAGATTCAATTGGATAACCAGTGACTTCATCAATTTCAAAGTTGATCTCTTTATCATCATACAATGGATTATGAATCAACTCTAAAGTTGAACCATTAGCCATTCTGTATTTTACAAACTGATAACCAGCAGCATATGCGTTCTCATTATAAGCAGAAGAAGTCTTATCAATCAAGAAAGAATCAACAACTTTAATGAAACCACTCTTGTTCATCCAATCCTGAATAGCACGGTGGAAAATGAACATACCATATTCACCTGTATATCCTTTTACATTTCTTCCCTTGCCCGGTTTTACTCTTCCATAAAAAATATCCATAAGATATTCTTCAATTAAAGTAGAAGTAAGGTGAGAGTAATTATAGATATGTGATCCTTCAAGTTGCTCCTGAACACCTGGACCTGAATAGATTGGTCTGTTAGCAGCACCAATAACAGAATCAGTTGAACGTGAATACCAGAATCCTCTTTCAAGTTCCCTGTACCATTGTTCCCAATATTCAACTTCTGCATATTTAATCCAAGAATCATGCATTTTACCTTTTGAGTCTGCAATCTTAACTGCAAGAACTTCATTAGCAGCATCACCAGTAACCTTATACATTTTTCTGAAACGTGACATATGGTTAGCAAGTGAAATTGGAGAACTGTACTGAGTAGAACCAGACTGTTCTGCACCTTCCTCATACTGAGAGAACAATTTTGCCCAAGGTGTTCCAACTGTCAAATACTTTTTAGGGATAGAGAACTGAGGATCATCACTCATACAACGTACATTGTAGACAGTGCCATTACCCTTAGTACTAACAACTTCCTGTATACGTACCTGATATTTTTTATTAGCAGCACCCGGAGTAATAACATCACCAGCAAGATACCAAGGTTCATCAAGTTTAATTGGGAATACAGTTTTGAATTTGCCGGGAGATGTTATATTTGCAGTTAAGTCTTCTACAATAACAAGTGGTCTTGTAGTTGCACCTTTAAGTTCCCATTCCCAATTTGTTGAGTTAATGGTTTTAGCAGTTGGAGACAACATAGTTGTCAATGGATTATCAGAGTAACGAGTTGAAGTAAACAACTGAGTCATCTTTCCTTCAAATACTTCTGGCTTTGTAAGCAGAGCAGCACCAAGATGATTCATCTCAGTCATGTTTGCATGCCAAGGCATTTGTTTGACGATTAATTTATTAAGTACTTTTGCCATTTTGTTTTTTTTTAAACAATTAATATTAATTAGAAAGCATCAGCAAGAGATTTATTCTTATT